GTTTATGATGATGTCCAATTTTATGAGGATATGTATGAAAATGCAAAAGTTCCTCACAATTACAAGCTTGAATTCCGTAAAAAGGAATTGTTTCCAGACTCCAAAATTTTGAATCCGAAAACACGAACAGTTGCAACAGGAAATATGATTCATCAGATCCTGTATAACAAGCTTTACAAGGATACCCACATCATGGTCAAGAACACTTGGGACAAAGGTGGTGCGACATGTTTTGCACTTGGAGTCGATCCAGAAAGACATTGGGATCAGGTTGCGCAGCACCTGAAATACCATGATTATATGGTTGATTTCGATGTTAAAGCATGGGAAGAGAAGGTTTGTTTGAGATTGCTTTACATGTCAACAAAAGCGAAATTAGACATTCTTGGATCAGCCTATCGCAGTCGAGGTCAGACCATGCCAGACAAATCAGCCATCGCATATGCACTTGCAGTCGATTACACCGATGCAGAAGTCATATTCGAATCAGTCAAATACCGAAAGAGAAATGGATTGTTATCTGGACATCCAGGCACGTTTATGGAAAATTCCGAAATACACGTGATGATCTTGGGACTCGTTGCAAGACGAATTCTCATGAGATACAGACCAGAATGGGCAACACCTTCGTTCATAAATGAACATGTAAGGTGCATTTTGGCTGCAGATGACATTGTTATCGCGATTTCTCGTTTGGCAAGGCAGTATATCACAATTGAAGCCATTGTGGTAGAATATAACAAACTAGGCTTCGAAGTTACAGCAGCAGACAAATCAACGGACATTAAACCAAAGAGACTCGACGAGGTCCAGTTTCTTAAGAATAAGTTCAGACAAACTGAAGATGGCTTAACACCCATTCCGAACATGTCAATTGTCTATCAATTATTCAATTGGGTTCGAAGTGATACAAAACTTACAGTTTTGGATCAGTTTAAAACCAACATCGAAAATGCTTTCAGATTTTTGTTCTGGCAAGGAGAGGAGACGTACGAAAGAGTAAGAGCTGTAGCAAACTCAGCATTGTTGAAACACAACATTCGTTGGAGCTATGACTATCATACAATGAAGTCTATTGTCCAACAACGAATTCTTGACAATGAAGAGATCGCAACAAGACAAATTACACAAGTCGATCCATTCGACGATGTGTTTTTTCAATGAATGTTACGAGGGCCCGGCAGATGCGATGGGCAGAATGCATCATTATATTATTCAGTATTATACCCAATATATCTAGCGTATTTTTATTAAGGTGTGGCACAGTCATAAGTGGCTATGTCATCTATAATCTATTTTTTAGCACAGTGAATCTAGACATATTGGTTTTTGGAGAATTTTTAGAAGTAGATACAGAAAAATATAAAAAATCAAATAAAAAACAAAAAATAACAAAATACATTACAATTGAGCGGAAAAGAAATGAATGTTCGGTCTTTTTAGGCCTTGGATTGCTTAGGCATGAAAAACTATCTAGCTTGAACGTCACTCCTAAACGGTATGTCGGGAGAAGACCTTTTCTTTTAATCTTTTCATTTGTCATATTGTTTTGTTTCATCAATTCATTTAGAGGGGACCTTCACTACCTCCCCCGTATTTTAATCAGACTTAAAATTTCAAATCAACTAGCTGGAGACTTTGGTCTCCAGCCATTTTATTTTTAATTTTATTTTATCATTTT